CTTTGGCGTACTCGTGGGTAACGTACTCGTGCTACTCGGAAGCGGCGTGACCGTCGGCGGCTTCACAGTCTCCGTCGGCTCTTTCGTCGCCGTCGGCGGGGCAACTGTCGCCGTCGGCCCGGGCTGGGCCTGCACTGCGTTCAGCGCATCCACCCGCCCTGATGCGCCCCACAGCGCCGGCAGCGCCACCCCCGTCGTCAGCGCCCGCCGCTCGGCCTGCTGCCCGCGCACACCGGCCCCGGCCAGCAGCGCCACGACCCCGGCGACGTGGGGCGAGGCCATCGAGGTGCCAGACCAGCAGCCGCCTACCGAGCAGATCCCGACCCCCGGCGCGGCGACGTACCAGCCGTTCCAGTTGCCCCAATTGCTGAAGCTTGCCTTGCCGTCCGCCTGGTCCGTCGCCATCACGCCGATCACGCCCGCCGTCGCGCCAGGGTAGTTCGGCTTCTGCGCCCCGTCATTCCCCGCCGCCGCGACGACGACCGCCCCAGATGCCCGGGCATACGCCACGGCGTCGGTGAGCGACTGGCTCGGCGTCGACCCGCCCAGGCTGAGGTTGATCACCGCCGCGTTGCTGTCGGCGCACCAGACGATCCCCGCCTCGACCCAGGACAAGGACCCGGCCCCCTGGTCGCTCAGCACCTTCGCCGCAAGGATGCTGGCCTGCGGCGCAACGCCGAACGTCGCCCCGGCTGCGGTCCCGGCCACGTGCGTTCCGTGCGAATGCCCGTCGGCGTAATTCCCCTTGCCGGTGAAGTCCTTCCCGCCCAGGATGCGTGTGCCGAATTCGGCGTTGGCGTTGACCCCGGTATCGGCGACGCATACCACCGCGCCCAGGCCGCGAAAGCCCAGGGCGTTGGCCTCCGGCGCCCTGATTCTCGTCAAGCCCCAGCTCGCCGCCTGGATCTCCCCTCTCCTCTCAGGGGAGGGGCCGGGGGTGGGGTCCGGTATCCGCATCACCTGGTCCGGCTCCATCCCGCCGAGCGCCGCCGCGTCGCAGGGGGCGCTGACCCGCACCCGGCCAATCTTTGCCAACTCCGGCACGAACTCCAGCGCCCAGGCCTGATCGTATTCGCTGTTGCGCTCCACTGCCTCGCGGAAAAGCATCGTGTCCTGGGCAATGTACCAGCACTTCCCCGGCGCACGCGAAACTGTCGGAACTTGTGCATAACTGCCGGCGATCAGGAACACCAGCGCCACGACCGCCAGCCCAATCCGCTCTTTCTGCGTCATGGATAATATGCCCTCGACCCATTAGCCGGGTTGTCTGACCAGCCAGGCCAGATCGTCCGGTCGCCGCCAACCGGCGGGTTGCCCCGCCCCGGCCTTGACGGGCGCCCGGGCGCCACATTCCATCCCGGCATCACCAGTAGACCGCTTACGCTCTCGTCAGGCACAACTGACAGCAGTCCGGTCCCGTCGTCGTACTCCGTCTCGACCGCCTCGAACTCCCAGATGGCGTCGACCGCCCGGCGCATGATCGCCGCCGGCGCCAGGTTGTAGACCTGTATCCGCTCGCCGGCCCGTACTTCGGATACCGGTCGCAGCGTGCCGTTGGCATGGTAAATCATCGGCCCCATGACCACCCGCGCATCAATCTTCGGGTCGCTGCGGATCGATAGCAGGAGTTGTGCGGCGCTCTCCTGGTCGGAAGCAAATTCCAGGTCCTCGACCGCCCGCGTCCGCGTCAGACCGTACCGGGCAATGCTGTCCGCGTCGGTGTAGAGTGTCCCGCGCTTGATCAGACCTTCCTCGTCTCGGTAGACATGGAAGACCTCATTCCATAATCCGTCGCCGGCCCGCCCGATGTCCACCTGCACCTGGTGGGCAGCCACCCGCCAGGCTACGGCCGTCGTCTTTGCCTTGAATACCGGCCGGCGACCTTCCCAGATTGCGAACTCATACCGCTCCGGCGTGCTCGCGCCATCTGCCCGGTCGCCCAGCCAGGCGATCCGCTCGGCGAGGTATTCGTCCTCGATCACCAGGTTGTTGATGTCTGCCGGCGTCGCTGCTTGCAGCAAGAGGGGGAACGGCCGCTTGATCGTGTACTCGTCGTTGGTGTCAAAATCGTTGTCCGACCCCCCGGCCAGCCCGGTGACTCGGATCGTCGTCGCGCTGGACACCTCGCCGACCACCCCGCTGCTGCCGTCCGTGTCATTGTATACCAGGTCTCCCGGCCGGGTCTCGGTCGTGAATGCGCCAGCGCTGTCGATCAATGTGGTCTTGCTGTTGCCCGATCCGGTGTGCGTGCCGGTGGCCACTACCAGCAAATCCTGGACCACCTGGCTGCACCGGTCGATCATTGCGTCGGTCAGGACCTCGTCGGCATAGACGGTATCATTGACCGCCGTCATCACCCGCACCGCCGATACGGTCGCGTAGACCATCGTCTTACCCAGGCTCGGCTTGATCTCGGTGATGCCTACCCGCCCGTCCAGACTGGCGGAACCCACTGACAGCCGGATCTTGACCCAGAACTTGCTCAGGCCGTTGATCGTGTCCCGATTCCAGGCCGTCCCCGGCGCCGGCAGATCAAAGGTGATGGTCCCGTCCTGCTTCAGCGTTACCCCGGTGATAATCGTCGTGTCGGCAATGGTGATCGCCGTCCACGAACTCGACCCGGCTGATATATAGGCAGTGAAGATCGATGCCGTCGTCTGCGCGTTTTTCGATTCCTTTGCCAGCTTGATTTCCAGCTTGTCAAACCATCCGTCCGCGCCGACATACAGCACTTCATCCGCTGAGCTTGCCCACCCGGTGAGCCAGAAGCCCGGCCAGGTGTGGACGTGCATCGACCGGATCACGACCGACGCCGACAGTGCGCCACTCGGAATGATTTGAACGTAATACTTGCTTACGCCCTCGCTGTTGACGGTGGTTTTCGCCCATCCGTCCGGGAGCATAAAGGTGATCTTGCCACTCTTGGCATAGCTCTTACTTGAGGATATGGTATCATCATGAATCCCGGCGACGGTCTCCCAGGAGTCGCCGTCCCAGAACTTGACATCAAGCGTCACCGAGTTGGTGTTGAGCGCCGGCGAGCTGGTGTCCATTGAAATGTCCACCACGTTGAACGGCGCATCGGAGCCGACGTAGAGTATGCTGGTCGCGTCATGTCCGCCCAACGAGATGTCCCTGAATGTGTCTTCGTCAACGTAGTTGGCCCCGTCGTAGTTCCACACCCGGGTAATCGCGCCGGAGTCGCCCTTATACTCTCCCAGGACGTGGTAAGCCGACGACTTGTAGAACATGACCACCGGCGCATCCGGCGCGGTCGTCTTCTGTTCCAACGCCTCCAGCTTGAACCATAATTCTGCCGCCGGCGCCGCAAGCACCTGGTCGACCGCAGTCGCCGCCGCCGTGTCGTCGGTGCTCCACTCGTAGGCCAAGCTGCCCGGGTTGTAGAGTCCGAACTTCCAGGCGCCTGCATTTGAATCGGGGCACGAAAAAGCATAGGTGAACAGCACCCGGGCGATGTTATCCGCTGCGTCGTCGGGCACGAGTATCTTGAGGTATCCGAACTCGTTGATCTCGAAGTGGGCGCCGTTCTTGGCCGCGATGTAGACCTTGTCGGCGTTGTCGGTCTCGAATTTGTCCTGCTTGTGGTAGGCGTTATATGCCGTGCCCGGCTTGAGCCAGGAACCGAACTGCTTGTTGCTCCACAGCCGGGTATAGGTCCGGTCCGACAGGTTGCGATAGAACCCGTAGGCGGTGAGCACAACCCCGACCGGCGACAGGCGCGCCTCTTCGATCCGGCCCTCGAACAACAGCCGCCCGGCGAGTGAGTAGCCGCACAGCCTGTAGAAAATCCGCTCCTCGTACCAGCGCCAGGCCTCCTCGGGCATCGCCCGCAGGTAGACTGCCGCCTGCTTGAATCCGCCGGGGATGGCGGTAGAAAAAACGGCCGGCTCTGCCAGCCGGTCGGTCAGATTCTCGAACCAGCCCGGGCTGGCATAGCTACGGTCGTAGGCATACCAGCGGATCATCGCGCCCCCCGCACCGACCGGTAGCGTGCAACAAGCCGCGTCGTGATCTCCAGGTACTCGTCAAATGTGTGGACGCCGCTCGTGTCCTGCCAGGCGAATACCAGGACGTTTTTCGTCTTCGGCTGGCCCAGCCACAACGCCGCGCTTGAGTAGCCGGCCCCGGTCGGCGCCGGCGCCGGCACATCGCCGATGTATGTCGACTGCGATGATACCAGCACCCCGGAGGTGTTCATCGTGTAGACGCCCTCGCGCTGCGGGATATTGCCCAGCACCAGGTACTCCAACCCGGCCCACTCTTTCGCCACGAGGTTGTAAATGTTGATATAGCCCTGGGTGGGCATCATTACGGCAAAGTCGATATTCCCGCCGACCGATGTGCCGTTGTTACTACGCCACTGGTAGGCGTAGTTGAACCCGACGGCGGTGGCCGCCTGGTAGCCCTGCCGCCGCACCGGGAACCAGACCGGTCCCAGGTCAACCATCGTCCACTGGTTGTCATAGTCCGGCGTCACTGCGTCGTTCGGGTTGCTGTGCAGGGCGTCGCTCGAATTGCCCTGGTCGACGATGCGCAGCTCGATATTGTCCTTGATCCCCGTGTTGGCCTTCAGACGCAGGAGCGCCCGGAACGGCCCGCTGAACAACTCCGGCAGCTTGCTGTACCCCGTGGTACTTTGCAGCCGAGCCGCCGTCGTCGCCGTCATCCATGATTGCGTCGTCGTCGACGACAGGCCCAGCTTTGCGCCGCCCGAGCAGGCCGCGTCCGCCGTCCCGCTGAAATCGTCCCGGTACATCGACGGCACGAGCTGCCCGGCCCCGTCTGTCATGTCTGACCGCATCCCGATCCAGATCTGACCGATGTCGCCGGCGTTCATGTTCTTGATCTGCAACTCAACCAGCGCCGGCGCATCACCCGGCACGTCGGCAATGATCAGGTAGTTGATGTCGCCAACGTCGGAGTCGATATGGTTCTTGACCCAGTGGAACGATGCCCAGAACTGAGGCAGGTTCGTCAGTCCGCTGTGGAGGTATGCCTGGTCGAGGTAGCAGTCCAGCGCACTGACCGAGGCCTGGGTAACCGCCCGGATTTGAAAGTTGTGCCCGCTGTTCAGCCCGGTCGCCGTCCATGTGTACTTGGTCCAGGTCGAGGCCGTGAATGCTCCCGGCGCAATGTCGTTATATGCCCCGGCAACCCACGCCCCGGATGTGTCGTTCCAGACCCCGAACCGCAGGTTGCCCCCGGTCAGGGTATCGATCATCAGGTAGCACGACGCCTGAAACGCCGTGATTCCGGTGATGCTGGTCGATGCAATCCCCTCGCCGTTGGTGGTCGACTCGACCCGCTGCGCCTGGACGATCAGGCCGAGGTCGGTGTCGAACGATGTCGTTGAAGTACCGACCTTTGACCAGTAATCTGCCAGACCGTCCGAATTCCCGTCCTCGATAAAGGCCGGGTTTCGCACCAGGTTCTTGGCATACTGCGCCCCGGACCCGCCGCCCGGCGTCGGCCGGTCGCTTAGCCAGTATTCCTCACAGACCAACTCCAGCGTCACCTCGGCCACATACGGCACGGTCTGTTGTCTGTAACCCGCCCACGTTTCCGGCTTGACGATTCGCCCGTCGTATACCCGGCAGTAGCGGGTATAGGTCTCGTTGGTCCACTTCGCGCCCAGGAAGACCAGCACTCCTTCCTGCCCGTTCGACCGGTCATACAGCGCCGCCAGCTCCAGGATCTGCTCGACCCGGCTGATATGTCGGGCAATGATGTCCTGGCTCGCCCCGGTGATCTTCGCCCGCATGACCTCCCGCCGGACATTGCGCTTGACCTCTGAATCCGGCTCGGCGCTTGCCGGCGCCCACCCGTCCTTGAGCACCATGATTGCGCCGTCGGTCGACGCGCTCAGCAGGTCGATCTCATAACTCGAATCGGTGTAGTACAGGGCCAACGTTTGCGTCATGCCATCACCATCTCCCGCACTGCCCGGATGTCCAGGTCAATAACATCACATAGCGTCTCGGCCCACGGCGAGCGCCAGAACGCGGCCGATTCCTGTTCCTGCGTCCCCCATCGCGTTTGCCAGTCGCCGGGCACATATCCCCGCTTGGCGACATAACCTCCCGCGTCCTTGATTGCCCGATAGATGACCGACGCCGCCAACGCCCGCTCGTTTACCACGCCACCCCCGAGTATGCCATATTCCGCCGGCCCGTCCTGTTCAGAATGTACGCCACTTCCCGCGCTACTTCGTCCACCCTCGCCCGGCTGTCGACCGAGCCGATATAGAAAACCATGTTTCCGCGCGGAATAGATCCACCCCCTCCCCCCCCGCCTCCACCGCCTCCGCCACCGACAATCCCGGACAACGCCGACAGCCCAGGGATCTTCGACAAGTCCAGTTTGCCTAGTGCATCAACAAGCTTCTTGATATTTTCCCACAGCGTTGTGGCCCAACCAGCCACCGTTTTGATTATGTCTCTCATTGTTTTCATCGCCTCGGTCGGCCCGGGTAGAGCATCACCCAGGGCTGAGATGGCAGTTTTGGCGAGATTCAGGCCGCCCGTTACCAGGTCGAGCGCCACCTGCAGCCCGGCCTTCAGCGCCGGCCCGGCGAGGTCTCGAATTGCCTCGGCCAGCGGCACAACAGCCTCGTTCCACAGAACCGTCATAGCGGGGATCACTGTGTTGGTCAGAATCGATCCGATGTCGTCAAATATCTCAGAAACGACCGGCCCGACCTTGTCTCCGAAGTCCTTGAGCATCGGCAGGATGTTTGTGCCAAACCAGTTCCACATCTCCATCAGCGCCGGAACAACCGTCCCGGTTATAAATGTCCCGATGTTTTGAAATAAGGTTGTCACCCCCGGTCCAACGTCATTCACGAGTTGTTGTAACACAGGAACAACCGTCTCGCCAATCCATTTGCCAACGTTCGCCATAGCGTCGGCCACCTGCTGTGCCCATGCCGTGAATTCGTCGCTCGATACAAACGTCGCAATCTGCACCGCCAGCCCGCTGACTGCATCGAACAACGGCTTGAACGCCTGCGCCAGGGTCATCGTCGCCGAGTCCTTGATCGTCGACATGGCCCCACTGAACGTCTTCGACTGCGCCTCCATCATCCCGCCGTAGTTCTTGTCTGAGAACTGCTGGAAGGCGTTGATCATTGTGTCGGCGGTGATTTCTCCCTTCGACGCCATGTCCATCAATACCGGGATCGGCTTGCCGGTCGCGTCGGCGAGCATCTGCCAGGCCGGTATTCCCGTCTCGGCAATCTGGTTCATCTCCTCAGCCGAGACTTTGCCCTTTGCCTTCATCTGGCCGAGCGCCAGGTTGATCCGGTTGATTCCCTCGCCGCCGAGGCCGACCGCCGCCGCCGCATTCCCAACGTCTTCCAGGAGCGGCAGGACATTCTCTGACGAAACGCCAAAAGCCAGCATCCGTTTCGAGGCATCGGTCAAGTCCTCGAACTCGAATGGCGTCTTGGCCGCGAACTTGCTCAGGCCATCCAGGAAACCCTGGGCTTTCTCGCCGGAGCCGAGCATCCCGGTAAATGCCGTCTTGCTCTGCTCCATCCGTGCGTTCATCCCGAACGTCGCTTCACCGACGGCGTCAAACACCGCCGGCAGGACATTCATCCCGCTGAACACGCCCAGGGCATTGCCGGCAATGCTTTTCAGGGTCCCGCTGGCGTTGTCTTTGGCGTTGATTATGATTTCAAGGGGAAAAGCCATCTTACCACGCCTCGCGCTGTGGTTTGCCCCCGGCTTTCGTCTGCGTCAGGTCGTCCGCGATTGCCAGGAGTTCAATCGCCTGGAGTGTCTTGCCGGCCCGCCAATCATAGGTCGCCGCCAGGCCGGGGAACATCTGCGCCGCCCGCGCCTGGATGTACAGGACAGGAGGCGCCCCGGTCCCGCTCCAAACATGATCAAAGAGCGCCTCCTTTACTCGTTTGGGTTTGATCCAATGTTCTCCATCACCGCTTTGATCAGCCGTTTGACCAGGCTGGTCTTGAGTAGACGCAGCACATCCGGCTGCTCAACCGGCGGCGGCAGGGGCAGGCCGGCCCCGTCGGTCATGCTCCACCGCAGGATCACCCCGGCGACGGCCTTCCTTAGCGTTACCGGCTCGCCCTTGCCCGGCGCTTCCGTGATGTCCTCGACCACCGACCAGGCCGGGTCATCGTCAATTTCAATCCATGCATCGCCGTCAAGCTGTACCCGCCTCACGAGTACGCTCCCTTTGTGATGCTCCCAACCGGCAGGAGCCGGCTGGTAAAGCCGCGCTTGTCGCCGACCTTCGCCGTCACGTTGTAGCTCATGATCATCCACTGCCCTGACCACTTGCGCACACCACTGGCCGTCCCGGTCCCGAATGCGATCTCGGCATATCGCTGGAGCGTTACCGCCGTGCCCAGGAGGTCATAGATCCCACACTGAGCATAGGCCGACGTGGTCCCGGCGGCGCTTGAGAAGTCGTTGCCGGTCAGCGTCATCTCGATCTTTTCCAGGTCGGCGTCATAGGTGTAGTTGCTGTCCGACAGCCCGGTCAGGTCAATCTCACCCGCTTCGTCGTTGACCGCTATGTCGGTGATGTAGGCATTGGCGTCCTTGACGCTTGTAGTTGCCGTGCTCGTTCCAATATAGACGCGAGTCTTCCGTCCTGCTTCGCCAGACATTCGTCACTCTCCTTCTGCTGTTTTTCTGTCACGTCTCGCTTGTGCGCCTCCCATAGCGCCTCGACCCCGATCATCTCCCGCCGCTCATGGACGCAGAAGATCGACGCATCGCCATAGATCGTGTGCCCGTTCTGCCCCGCGTAGTGGCAGAAGCCGACATCCTCGCCGCCGACGCCCGATGCGTAGACGTTGGTGCCGGGGATCTGGCCTGCCCACCGAATGAACCACGGCCCGGGCAGGTTGCGAAACACGTCCACGTTGATCAGGATGCATCCCGCCCCGACTGCCACGCAGCGCAGCGTTGCCTCATCTGTCGGAATGCTCCCGTCCGACCAGGGCGGTGATACTTCGCGCCCGGCCAGAAACCCGGTCACGAAATCCCAGGCCACCCGGAACCTGGGCGCCGGGATTCCCCATTCGTCTGGGATCATCCCGGTATGCTTGTCGAAGAACACCGGCCGGCCATCCTTGCTTGTGCACAGCGCCGCGAGCACATCCGCCTTGACCTCGTGCGCGCGGTGGAGCATGTGGAGGATTGCGGTCGGCGGCGGCAGCACATCGTCATCGCACATCCACAGCCACTTCGCATTCCAGCCCAGGGCCACTTTTGCCAACTCGTTCCGGTTGTCCTCAATCGAGTAACTGTCCCGGTTGGCCCGGACGATTTGCAGCCCGGCTTTGATCGCCTCGTAGATCGCCCGTTCCTGCCAGTCACGCGCCAGGTAGTAGCCCATCGGTCGCCGGGGAAGCCCGACGATCACCGTTCCGATGTCGTAGTTGGTCAGATTCATGCTTCGATTATCCTCAATGTGACTGTGAATCCGCGATAGTCCAGGTCACCGAACCGCAGGACCTCGACCCCGTTATCCCCCATCTCCGGGATGTCCTCAATCGCCGTGCTCCCGGCTACTCGGT